TGAAAGAGATAACCGACATAGGCCCGTTTTCTTATCCTGCTTTCGTAAAAAGCCGCTTATGCACGATGGAAGCAACCGGGTTAGTTATAAATATTGCCTCTTTGGACTCTACAAATGACGAACAGAAAGTTAACAGGTTCAAAAATAGCCCAAACTGGGAGTTTTACCTAAATGCTTGTAGAAGTTACGGTTTTTCGGTCGATTCAAATAACCCGTGGCGTCTTGTGGCAGATCTCGGCTCACCAGAGATGATTCAATATGCCAGACGATACAGTCACTTGAGCACGGACTCAGTTTTATCTTTTTGCTATGCTCCAGCGTATGTGACATTTTATGAAAACTTTGTTAATTTGTTTCTTGAACTGTACAATGCGACTAAAAGCGATTATGTTGTTAGAGAATACTGCCAAAATGGCTCAACAATAACTAAAGTGGTCAGACCGTTTAACTACACAACAGAAACTTTGATGGAAAACTTCACCAAAGCAGATTTCTTTAAATTATATATGAAAATTAGACTTATGGAAGAGAGAGAAGTGAATCTCGACCAAATGCAAAAAGAACATCTTCAAAGAGATTGCGAGCAGATGCTTCGAAACATGCCTGAAAGCAGAGTTGTCAACATTTTTGAAAAACTGATAGCCGAGACGTATAATAACAGCGGTTCCTTGACAGACTTGATCTATCGTGTTAAAGTATCAGAACAAGAGAGGGTAAATGTACTTTCAAACACTTGATGATAAAACAGAATGTGTCGGAGTATATAAAGACGGAAGGCTATACTTCCAAGATATCCCAGACGGGCTTGATCGCACGTGGCGTCCCGGCGGCTTTATTTCTGACGACAATATCGACTACGCTTGGCTTATTTGCAGCGGTCAATCGCTCGGAGAAGTATGCCCAGAGCACCTGCAAAAGGAATACGAAGGTTCCAAGCGCAAGATGTCGGCATTTTACAAGTCATTTCAGATCGCCAAGATCGACTTCAACGAGCACTGCATTTTTGACCTTATTCCGCAAGACTCGCTGATCCAGTTTTGCGAGATCAAAAACAAGATCACTCAACACGTGTTCGAGACATACGAAAAGCCAGAAAACTATGAGTTTATGCGCGATATAGCAAAGCTCACACAAAAGCTTAGGCACCAGAAGCTGAACATTGATATATCTAACAGCAAGTCGCTGTTTACGCGGACAATGAACAGGAACGAGTTGCAGAGAATTTTAAGTGTCGGCAGTTACATAGACTATAACATCTACGGCACAGTCACGGGACGCTTGACGACCAACAAGGACTCTTTCCCAATATTGACGATGAAGAAAGACCTCCGAAAGATCGTCCATCCCCACAACGACTGGTTTTTGTCCTTAGACTACAACGGAGCAGAAGTTAGAACGCTGTTGGCTTTGTCTGGTGAAACCCAGCCACAACTTGATGTTCATGACTGGAACTGTCATCATCTATTTGAAGCAGGAACCAGCAGAGAAGAAGCAAAAACAAGGTTCTTTGCTTGGCTTTATGATCCGATCTCCATTGATATTAAGACGGGTGTGTATGATAAGGATGGCGTCCTTAAAAAGTATTATGATGGAGAAGCCGTCAAGACGCCTCTCGGTAGGGAGATAAAAGTAGAGCAGAGAAAAGCACTAAATTATTTAATTCAAAGCACGACATCTGATATAGTCTTGGAAAGAGCAGTAACAATAGATAAACTTCTTAGTGGTAAGAAGAGTTTCATATCTCATATCGTTCATGACGAGTTGGTCATCGACTTATCAGATGAAGACAGAGAAATGATACCAGAGATCAAGGAAGTATTTGCTCAAAACAAACTCGACAAGTTTATGGTTAATTTAAAGGCTGGAAAGAACTACTACGAGTTAGAGGATCTGAACGTATGATTTCAATAGTTGGGATCGGTAACGCTGGGTCTGCTATTGCTAGTAGGTTTGACTCTCTGCCTCAATACGATACGTATAAGTTGGGCAGCAGCCTAGAAGGCACAGAAAAGAACGAATACAAGTTAGAGACTTACGGAACACCAGAAGAATACGAAAACAACGTCCCGAACTTAAAAACTTTTTTCAAGAAAATAAAAGATCGGGTTCAAGTCTTTGTCGTAGGTTCATCTATGAGTTCTATCTACTCTCTCGGCATCCTTGAACAAATAAAAGATAAGGAGTTGGATGTATTTTACATCAAGCCTGATATTGAGTTGTTAACGGGTGTTCCAAGGCTTGTAGAAAACGCCACATACGGCATTCTGCAAGAATACGCACGTTCCGGCTTGTTTCGCTCTCTCACTATAATTTCAAACGAAATGATCGAGAGAGTCCTTGAAAACATAAACCTTAAAAACTACTATGATATGCTAAACGAGACGATCTTCTCAAGCGTGCATTATCTCAACTACTTTGAGCACACAGAGCCTCATGTCGGCAATGTTTCAAAGCCACAGGACATCAACAAGATACGATCTGTTTCAATTTTGAGTATGAAGAAACTTGAAGAAAAATGGCTTTTTGACCTTGACGCGGAGAGAGAATTATGTTATTATATGTGTATAAATGAAGAAAGATTAGAAAAGGAAAAAGGCTTGCATAAGAAGTTGGTAGACATTTTGAAGACTAAGCCTCGGAATGCTTACCGCAAGATTTCGTATGCAATCTACGAGACACACTTACCAGACTTTGGGTTCTGCGTTGCCCATACTAACGCAATACAAAATCAACAAAATACTCTTGACAGGCTAGAACAAGAGTGATACATTAGATGCTGTGGAACGCACTGCATACTTTAAACAATAGGAGAAAAAAGTAATGTCAATCAATATGGAACTAATGAGAAAGAAACTTGCCACACTTCGTGGTGAGGGAGCCGACAAGGGCGATTCGGTGTGGTTTAAGCCCGATGAGGGAGACACCGACATCCGCATTGTACCGACTTCAGATGGAGATCCGCTTAAGGAGATGTTCTTCCACTATAACGTGGGCGAGCACAAGGGCGGCATTCTTTGTCCCAAGCGCAACTTTGGCGAGAACTGCCCAATTTGCGAGTTTGCCTCTTCGGTCTGGAAGGACGCGACGGAGAACAACGACGACGCTAGCAAGCAACTTGCGAAGTCTCTGTTTGTCCGAGCACGTTACTTCTCACCAGTACTCGTTCGCGGACGAGAGGAAGAGGGAGTAAAGATTTATGGATACGGCAAGAAGGCTTACGAGTTGCTTCTTGGATATATCCTCGACCCCGAATATGGGGACATCACAGATGCCAGTGAGGGTACTGACATCACGCTGACTTACACTAAGCCCACCACACCGGGCGCATACCCTCAAACTAACATGAAGATGAGGCGAAACACGTCCCCATTGCTCGAAGATACGGAAGCGATCCCTGCCCTCCTCGATCGTATGCCTGACTTCGGATCTCTCTTTGAGCGCCACACTCCACAAGAGATCGACAGCATTCTCGATGAGCAACTTTCAGGCACCCAAAGTGCCGAATCCCGTTCTCGCGAAACTGTAGCATATGGAAATGCCACTAGTGACGTAGATAAAGCCTTCAACGAACTGATGAACGGAAAGTAAGCCATTTAGTTTGAGATACCGATAGCAGAGCGGGTTAATACTCTGCTTAATTTTACTAATCAAAAAGGAGTAATACTATGGATTGGTTGAAATCACAATGGTCTTCATGGAAGGTCAGGGTAACATTTGTCGGAGGCGCTCTCGTCATTGCGACCGCATACGGCACCTGTGAAGTTGATCCAGCAGCAGTATCTACGGATACCACCGAGACTGCTACAGAAGCAACAACCACGACCACCACCGAATCTGTGGAGGTTTCTGCTACCACTACAACGGAGACAGAAACCACTAGTGCTGAGGGAGAGACCACCGGCACAACAGAGAGTGAGACAACTACAGAGTAGTAAAAGCCGCTGGCAGACCGGTGTAAAGTCTGCCGCATTTAAATTCAATATTCAAGCCCTCGCGTTAAAGAGGCTTCTTGAAGCATATTCAAAAAGGAGATAATATGTCAACGAATTTTTTTACCATAACCACAACTGTGAATGCATTGCTGAGTACTTATAACACAATTATGGTGCCAAAGTGGTTCCAACGAAATCATGTATGGAACCGACCAACACAAATTAACTATCTTCAGAGCGTCTTTGATAATTTTGCCACTACGCCAATTGTTCTGGCAAATGTTCTCAACTGCGCTCAGAATCATCCATCAAAAAACTACGACACAATTATTAACACAGGTTCCCGTTATGTTTCAATGGATGGACAAAACAGGACAGAGACTCTGTGGCGTTTCCGCAACAATGAAATCACTTTTACGGGCACCGTTACAGACCGTGGAAATACCTATACCTACAAGAACTGTTATTTTAAGGATTTAGATCCGGCTGTACGCTATGCTTTTTTGGGAGCCTCAATTGTGCTCCAAGAGTACAGCAACTTGGCTTTTGAGAGCTTGCCACGACAATTTCGTAGCTTGAATGATGGAATGCCCCTTAACCCACAAGAAAAGCGAAATTCTGAACAAACCTATATCGCACATTGGGTCCGAGAACGCTCCGGAAAGGATGGTAAGTATTATTCTGCAATAGGCTCGTGCTTTAAAGATCATGCGCGCAATAGAATGCAAGATGCAGAACATATTGTTAAGTTTTTGGTTCATGCGAGAGCGTTAAAGGACAACCCCTCTCAGCGCCCACCTGTGGCAAAGAGCGTACTGGATCAATATTACGCGAAAGGAACAGATACGTTTGAGTTATCTCAGGGCACATTTTCGGATCGCTCGATGTCTGCATATGGAGATGAGTTATCTTGGCTAGACTCCGCGATGGAATTTCACAGAAGGAGTATTCGCCACTATGAGCCTTCAAGCGGCAGTTCGGATATATCAAACCTGCTGTTGTCTATGTGGTTTCAGGCTTATTTATGGTCACAAAACAAGTCTATAAAGGATTATGGACTGAATGAGCGCAACTACTTAAATATGCTTATTGGTGCAGACGAAGCCCTTAAAAAGGCAGATAAGTCAGGAGACGGATACAGGGAACACGCTAGGGTCAATTGGCAAGGATCTTTGAAAAGGTGCAAAATGATCACAGAATTATTCATTAAGTTGCTCGAATCCAAGTCCGCCGCGTGAAAAAATGAAAACACCACTGCGATATCCCGGCGGTAAGTCACGTGCCGTCAAACATATCCTCCCTCACATCCCCGAGAATGTTAAGCGAGTTTGCTCGCCATTCTTCGGGGGTGGCTCGGTGGAACTAGCACTTGCAGATCGTGGCGTAGAAATCTTTGGCTACGATAAAATGAAGCAACTTGTTTGGTTTTGGATGGCGTTATGCGAGGGAAACGAACAACTTGCAGACGCAGTAGAAAGTTTGCGAGAACAATACACAATAAGATCTGGCGAAACTGTTATAGGCTGCTCAAAAGAGTCGTTTCATCAATATCGCGAAGAACTCAAAACTGACTCGTTTATGTTTTCATATGAAAGAGCAGCAAAGTATTACGCGATCAACAGAGCAAGTTTCTCTGGTGCTACATTTAGTGGTGGGTGGTCTGAAAGAGCATCGTATGCAAGATTCACCCACTCATCAGTGCAAAGACTGAGAGACTTTAAAGCGCAAAAATTCAGAGTTGATTATGCAGACTTTAAAGACGCCATAGACTACCACCCAAATGCGTTTTTATATCTTGATCCGCCGTACATGCTTGAAGGTTCACAGAACTCGCTATACGGCATTGACGGCAATCTTCATGACTCATTTGATCATGAGCGCCTACATTCTATCTTGACAAGTCGTGATGGGTGGCTTATGTCTTATAATGACTGTCCGGAGATAAGAGAGATGTATGATGGATATGAAATTATCGAAGCTGAATGGGCTTACGGAATGAACAAAAGCAAGCAGTCATCCGAGATACTAATCAAGGGTTAATAAACATTAACTAAAGTATTTGACATTCCCGTGGAGGGGTGTTATGCTATCAATAGCTCAAGGAGGGAAACATGAGCCAGCAGATAGAAGAACTGAACAGGTGGGTAAAACAAATAGATGCCTTAAAGACACATCTTAAGTTTCATGATGTTTTTACAAGCGGTATGCTGCAAAGAGTGGTCAGTGCAGTTCAAGATTCTGGATACGTTTCTCATATTCGAACTGGCGACGGTTTTGAGATGTTGAGCATTCTGATGGACGAAGAAACTAAGTTGGACGCCCGAGAATGGCATGGCACAAACACCGTAACATCAATAGCGGAACTACATCCACAGCTTGCAAATAACGGGTGCTGGCAGCTATTGCTTCCAAAACTTATGAAAGTTTCGCAGAAAGGAACCGGACAGGGAGAAGTGGTTCTGTCTTTGATTCTAAAGAGTGTTACTAGAGCAAAAGATCAAGATATTAACGCCTCCGGGTTGCATTTGGAAGCGAAAGACAAGACTGCCAACATTAAGGCTCATGGTCGAGAGCACCAAAGCTTTAGGCAAACTAATGCGTCAGCTAAGCAAGCAGGCTGGAGAAAAGACAACGGAAAGCTTTATCAAGGCATTTTTGAAGAAAGCTCGCTAGCCACAATCACACAATATCTTGAAGAAGTATACTTCAACTGGTCCCCGGAGCGTGTCAAACGAGTAGCGCAATATATTCATGATCATGATACAAACGAAGGTAATCAATATTTGGGTACAGAGATATTGTTTGATTATCGAGCCGTTGATAATTTTGATTTGTACTTGCATTTCTCAAATGACGGGCGCCTTCTCATTTTGGGAGATTTTGAAGACAGAAGGTTTATTTCGGAAAATCTGAAGTTCAGAGTTCCACTTAGGGGAAACAGCACACAAGCATTGGCAGATGGATATGCATCAGCACAACTTTTTAAGGGAAGAAAATGACAACTATTGAAACAAAGGGCATCCGATACCTCGGAAGCAAAAACAAGATTATTCCTCTCATAGCGGAGGTAATTGAGTCGCTGGACCTGAAGGAAAAGACACTTATTGATGTCTTTACTGGCACTACCCGCGTAGCTCAAGCATTCAAGTCGCTTGGATACACGGTGACAACTAGCGATCTATCATGGGCATCTGAAGCATATAGCCACGCAATGATCTGCAATAGTGGCGAGATGGGCCATTTGCAACAATATATTGATGAACTCAATGCGCTCGATCCTTCCCCCGGTTGGTTGACCGAAAATTATTGTGATGCCACAAATGAAGTTGGAGATCTAATCCAAGTGTGGAAGAAGCCCAACGGCGCAAAGGCTGATGCTATTCGAGAGAAGATTGAAACATACAATCTACCACATACAGACAAGATGGCGCTCATAGCATCACTTATCTTTGCTTTAGACAAGGTTGACAACACAGTCGGACTACAGCAAGCATATTTGAAGGGCTGGAAGTCTCCTCGCGTTGATACGCCACTTGAGCTTAAACTGCTACCTTCTCATGCTGGTCCTGCTGGTACGCACATTGTTGGAGACGCTCTAAAGGTGGAGTATCCAGAGGCAGAGGTTGCTTATCTTGATCCTCCTTATACAGCAGCCGACTATTCTACTTATTATCACATTTGGGATAGTATCGTCCGCTGGGACAAGCCAGAAGTGTCTCTAAAGACAAACAGGCGTTTGGACAGAATCAAGAAGAACAAAGAGACACACGACAAGGATATGATCAGTCCTTGGTACAGCAAAAAGACTGCTTATGATGCAACTTTGAAATTAGTTGATAGACTTCCAGTAAAATATGTGGTATTCTCATATAGCGATGAGGGACTTATCTCTCTTGATGAAATGAAGGAAATGGGTGCTAAGTATAAAAACTTCACTATCCATGAGAAGGAGCACTCCCGACATGTCATGAGAGCGATGGGTGCCGGCGGCAAAGAAGCAGAAAACGCGAGCAAGACAAAGAATACAGAATACGTTATCGTCATTGAAAAATAAGGAGAAAAGAATGGCTGCGAAAGCAAAAACAGACACTAAGCCCGGACGAGTGGCTATGCAAGATTTAATGAAGCTTGTCAATAAAAAGGCAGGCAGAAATGTCGCACACGATCTAACAGGCGACAACCCAACAGAAGTAAAAGAGTGGATCCCAACAGGTTCGCGCTGGCTTGACTCTATCATTTGCAAGGGACAAGTCGCAGGTATTCCAGTCGGTAAGGTTTCGGAGATCGCAGGTCTTGAGGCAACAGGCAAGTCTTATATGGCTGCACAGATCGCAGCAAACGCCCAGAAAACGGGTAAGCTTGTCGTTTACTTTGATTCCGAGTCTGCTATCGACCCAGACTTCTTGGAGCGAGCAGGATGCGATCTAAGCCAGTTAATGTATGTTCAGGCATCCTCTGTCGAGTTCGTTCTAGAAACCGTTGAAGAATTGCTCGGAGCAGCAGATCAACAACTTGTATTTATCTGGGACTCGCTAGCATTTACACCATCTGTTTCAGATGTCGAAGGAGACTTCAATCCACAGTCTTCAATGGCTGTTAAGGCACGTATTCTTGCAAAGGGTATGTCTAAACTTATCATTCCTATCGCAGACAAGCAAGCAACGTTCCTTGTGTTGAACCAGTTGAAGGCAAACATCCCAAGCGGACCCAATGCACGTATTGTTGCAATGACGACGCCATATATGACGCCGGGAGGTAAAGCACTTCAATATTCATATTCTTTGCGTATTTGGCTCACTGGTCGCAAGTCCAAGGCGGCATATATTGAAGACGACAAGGGATATCGCATCGGTTCAGAAGTAAAGGCAAAGTTAGAGAAGTCTCGCTTTGGAACACAAGGCAGAAACTGTGCTTTCCGTATCCTCTGGGGAACAGATGAAGTAGGAATTCGCTGTGATGAGAGCCTTTTTGAGGCCATTAAGGGATCTCCCAAACTTACATCGGCGGGCGCTTGGTATACACTAACGATGGAAGATGGTTATAGCAAGAAGTTTCAGCCTTCCAAGTGGAACGATCTTATGGCGGAAGATGCAGAATTCAAGCAACGTGTTTATGATGTTGTTATGGAAGAGGTGGTGCAAAACTTTGATACACGACAAGGAGACGCTAAGAGGTTTTACGAGGATCCAGACGGCGAATAAAGTAAAAAAGTGCTTGACTTTGCTGCATTGCTTTGTTATAGTAAAAAGAGCATATAGGAGTGAGGCGGTATTACGCAGGGTTCTACTGAGATGATATACGACCCGGACCAAGGAATAAGAGTCTTAAAAGGGAATACTTGGTCGCTTGCAGGTGAGAACCCTGCCACTCCTTCAAATGAAGTTACCCCGATTGTAACGGGTGGGACTGGAAACAGTCAGTTAGGTGGTCTGGTTGCCTAACACCTTTTGGGAGAGAAGAAAGTGACTGACGAAATCAAAGAACTCAAAAAGCAAGTAGAAGAACTCAAAAAAGAGAATACAGAACTACAACGAGAGTTATCAGTCCATAATTTTCTTGATACCGGCGTTCCACAAGAGCGACTTGATTATCAGCGAGAGTTAAAAAAAGAACTAAACGAATTTCGTCATCTCTACGGAAGTGTCATTTCTCGCATAAACAAGTTGGAAGACGATACAAGAGCAGCGATAGAGTTTGCCGACCTCGCAGAAGACGATAAGGGAACTGAAATGATTTTAGAGTTTTGCGAGGACATTACAAAGTTGGTTGGAGAATAAAGAATGAACAACATTGAGGACATTAAAAACAAATGGGAGAAAACAAGGCTTCTAGAAGAACTACCAGAAGACGAGCAATATTCTATGAGTCAATTGTTAGAAAATGAAGCAAGACATATTCTGTTTACTTACCAAGATGTAAATGAAAGTCAATTAGCATACATTTGTTTTCCTTTAATTCGCAGGATATTCCAATCATCAGGTTTTTTTGAAGAAGGTGATTGTCCACTCACTTTCACATACGAAACAAGTGCTCTTCCCGCATTTACCTACTTCAAGCCAGACGAAGAAGAATCAAGTGTTGCAACAACTCAGGTTTATGATTTTGAATCCTCGCCAAACAAAGAAGTGGTTGAGGAAATTTGCTCCAATAGATATTATGCTCTGGATGCGGAAGTTGGACTAACAGCAGAACTCGCTGAAAGATTCAGAAACGAACTTAACGAGAAACACAAAGGAAAACATCTTATTTTTGGATATCCAATTATGATGAGAGAAGAAGACGGCGAAAGGATTTATTCTTATCGTTGTGCGGTTTTACCGGGAGGTTCAAGATTACACGAAGGAGGATATAAAGAATGAACAACATTGAGATTCTATATCAAGAATGCAAAGTGTGTGGAAAAACATTCAAACTTCCAACTCGTAAAGAACTGGAAAAATCAATTTTATTCAAGGCTGCCGAGGCTCTCGGAATTGATATGGGAAATGGTTATACAGGCGGGAATAGCTTGTTGGCAATGTTGAACTGTTCAGTTGAATGTGCGAGAAAACTGGAGAGCGAAGAGTGAAAGTCGGTGACTTGGTAAAACCTAAACACAAATACTCTAACAACGAAGTAGGGCTTGGGATAGTGTTAAAAGTAGAAGAAAACTTTTTTAAAACTTATAATGACTACTTTGAAGACCGCTTGACTATTCACTGGATGCACGGGGAGACAACCTTTGAGCCAGATAGTTATGTTGAGAAACTTGCGGAGAACAAAGAATGAATAAAAGTGCTTGACTTTGTTACTTTACTTTGTTATAGTATAAAGAGCATATAGGAGGGAAATATGCGTAACTATGGGTATGCGTGCATTTGCAAGTCGCTGTCCGATCTTCCGAAGTCGCAGCGTATCACAACTAACCGCAGTATGATCAAACGCACATTCAAGGAGCGTGGTATTGAATATGCGTCAGAACTTGCCTTGGATAACTTGCGTGATCTGCGCAAGATCCTGCAATGGAACTTGGAGAACGACATTTACTTTTATCGGTTGTCTTCCGACATCATTCCGTGGGCATCAGAGTACAACTTAGAGGATATGCCTAACTTCGGCGCTATCCACGCTGCCGCTGCATCCGCTGGTAACTTTGCTCGCCAGCACAACATGCGCCTCACATCACACCCCGGACCATTCAACAAGTTGGCGTCCCCACAAGAGCGTGTGTTTCAACTGACCAAGACCGATCTATCAGTGCATGCAGACTTGTTTGACCTTATTGGTTTGCCTCGCACGCCATACGCCAAACTCAACATCCACGTTGGCGCAGCCTACGGCGACAAGCCTTTTGCTCTCGACAACTTCTGTCGCAACTTTGAACGGCTACCAGAGAATGTCCGTTCGCGCTTGACGGTAGAAAACGACGACAAGCCATCACTTTACTCTACGCGAGAATTGTACGAGGGCATATATAAGCGTATCGGTATTCCTATCGTATTTGACTATCACCACCATATGCTGCACCCTGACGGACAGTCAGAGCAGGAAGCACTAGAAATGGCGCTTTCTACGTGGGGCGATGTAAAGCCAGTTGTGCATTACGCAGAGTCGCGTTCTGTTGAGCACAACAACCCTAAGATCAAGCCACAAGCACACTCCGATATGATCCGCAACCCATTTGATGACTATGGACACGATCTGGACGTAATGATCGAGGCAAAGCACAAAGAACTTGCGCTCTTGGAATATCGTGATATAATGAACGAACAGAGGCTAGTAGGATGACTAAAACAGACAAGAAACGAGTATTGATCATTGACTCTCTAAACCTTTATTTGAGAGCATATATTATGGACCCAAGCCTTACTATGCAAGGAGAACCTTGCGGGGGCATCAAGGGTTCATTAAAGATCCTTCAAAAACTCGTCAGAGACTCAAACCCAGACGAGATCGTATTTGTATGGGATGGACCAAATGGTTCTCGAAAGAGAAAGGCACTTGATAAGGACTATAAGAGTGGCAGAACACCAGTCCGTCTAAACAGGTCAGTTAAGAACCTGACTGATGAAGAGGAGATGCAAAATAAGGTATGGCAACAGATGCGCCTGATGGAGTATCTAAACGAAATGCCTATCATACAAATTGTTATTCCAGAGGTGGAGGCAGATGACGTTATTTCGTATTTAACGCAAACTCCAAAATATCAAGGGTGGCAAAAGGTAATTGTGTCCAACGATAAGGACTTTTACCAACTTTGCGATGATGAAACAGTAGTGTTCCGACCAGTAAGCAAGACTGTCTACAACAAGAAGCGTATTATTGAGGAACTTGGCGTGCATCCGCGGAATATGGCGCTTGCACGCGCACTTGTAGGCGATGCATCAGATAATTTGCCCGGTATCAAGTCGGTTGGATTTAAGACGATCCAGCGCCGTCTTGGCTTTTTGGCTTCCGAGAAAGACTACACCATTGATGAACTGATCACTTACTGCGAGAACGTAGATAGCAAGTTAAAGTTCCACGATAATATCTTGGAAGGTCAAGACACGATCGCACATAACTACAAAATGATGCAACTTTATTCTCCGATGCTTTCTCCTCAGTCAAAGGACTTTGTGAAAAACGCCGTTGAGAATTTTGAGTTCAATTTCAACAAGATAGAAATTATTAAGAAAATGCGAGACGATGGGTTCGGTGAATTGAACTGGAAAGATCTAGAATTGCATTTAAACAAGATTGCTCTGGACAGCCAAAATTCTTGACTTATGAGAGCATCAGGTTATAATTATAGTCTCAGAGGGGGTGGTTCTTGAACTCTTCAAGACCTGCACAAAATCAGCCGACTTTTGGTCGCTACGGAAAGTCTTTTCAGGAGGGTTTGGTACAATTAATTTATCAGGATCGCCCCTTTGCAGATCAGATAACAGAAGTCCTAGATCTAAACTTTCTTGAACTGGAATATCTACGTGTATTTACAGACAAGATAACTTCTTATCGCGACAAGTATTCTAAGCATCCGTCTGCTAATGCAATTGCTACCATTCTCAAGACAGAGCTTGAAACAGAAGACACAGTTATCCAGCAGCAAGTAAAAGAATACTTTACTCGCATTACAACAAGTGAACTGGACAACGAAGAATACATCAAAGAAAAGTCACTAGACTTCTGTAGAAAGCAAAACCTCAAAGAAGCGATGTTGCAGTCCGTTGGTTTGCTGGAGTCCTCTTCTTTTGATGAGATCTCCAAGGTTATCAACGACTCGCTAAAACTTGGCTCGGAGACAAACTTTGGACACGACTTTATTGCAGACTTCGAGGCTCGCTATCAGCCACGTCATCGCCAACCCGTTACAACAGGCTGGAAAGACGTTGACTCTATTGTTGGTGGTGGTCTAGGCAAGAACGAACTTGGTGTGGTTATTGCCCCCACAGGTGCTGGAAAGTCTATGGTGCTTGTGCATCTTGGTTCGCAGGCAGTCAAAGAAGGTAAGACCGTCATTCACTATACGCTGGAACTTCAAGACACTGTTATCGCCAACCGCTACGACAGTTGTATTACAGGTTATCCTTTAAGTGACTTGATGAACTTCAAGGACGAGATCTACGAAGAAATTCAAGACATTGATGGATCTCTGATCGTAAAGGAGTATCCAACAAAGTCTGCTTCTGTAAGCACGATCCGTGCTCATTTGAACAAGTTATCAAAGCGCGGCATCAACCCCGGCATGATCATCGTTGACTACGCCGATCTTTTGAAGCCTATTGTCGTAAGAAAAGAAAAACGAGCAGAACTTGAATCTATTTATGAAGATCTACGAGGGCTCTCAACAGAATTTGGCTGCCCCATTTGGACAGCCTCGCAAACAAACCGATCAGGCTTGAACGCAGAGGTGATCACAATGGAGCAGATCTCCGAAGCATTCAATAAATGCTTTGTGGCTGACTTTATTATGTCGGTATCTCGCACGATCGAGGACAAACAAAACAACACAGGTAAGATTTTTATTGCAAAAAATAGAAACGGACCTGACGGAATAGTGTATGATATCTTCATGGACACGTCCAACGTGAAAATTAAGACTATGCCGAAAACAAACACGGTTGCTCCAAATATCACAACAAAATTAATACCAGCAACTCCGCCACCACTTGGCGCAAAAGAACAGAAAGAACTGTTGCTAAACAAATACGAGAAATACAGAAAAGGAAACAAATAAATGAGAACAGTAAATAACATCCGCAGATTCAGGCTATCCGACTCTTTCGTAGAGCCATATAAGACCGCAGAGGTGCCTTGGGGTCCGCTTGGGTATGTAACCTTCAAGCGCACATACGCCCGTCGCCTTAGTGAGTTTGAGCCAGACGCAACAGGCACAGAAGAGTGGTGGCAAACTTGTCGCCGCGTTGTTGAGGGTATGTTTGATATCCAAAAAGAGCACGTTGTAAGGCTTGGCTTGGAATGGAACGACAACAAAGCACAGCGCACCGCAAAAGATGCTTTTGATCGGCTATTCAACTTGAAATGGACACCTCCCGGTCGTGGTCTGTGGATGATGGGCACAAAGTTCGTCAAAGAGAGAACCGGCGCTGCACTGTTCAACTGCGCCTTCCGCTCCACTAGTGATATTTCCACCAAGGGCGGCTACATCTTTGCTTGGATCATGGACGCTCTTATGGTTGGTGTTGGCGTTGGTTTCGACACAAAGGGTGCTGGAACTGTTGTTATCCAAGAGCCAGAGTACACCAACGATGTTCTAGTTATTGATGATTCTCGCGAAGGGTGGGTTAACTCAGTTCACACGCTCCTTGACGGCTTTTTGCTTGGCGCAAAGGTTCCCAAATTCGACTACTCAGCAATTCGTCCAGAAGGCGCCCTTATCTCCGGCTTTGGCGGAACATCATCAGGACACGGACCTCTCAAAGAGTTGCACGAGAGTTTAACTGAACTCTTCACACCAAAGATCGGAGAGGCTATCACATCTGTTGATATTGTAGACACAGAAAACCTTATTGGTCGTTGTGTCGTTGCAGGAAACGTTCGTCGCTCGGCTGCGCTTGCTTTGGGCGATCACGAAGATATGCACTATCTTGAGATGAAGAACGATCAAGAAAAGTTGTATCATCACCGCTGGGGCTCCAACAACTCATATAATGCTCCAGTTGGTATGGACTACACTTGGCATGCAGAGCAAGCACAGCAAAACGGAGAGCCCGGAACGATCTGGCTTGAAAATGCCCGAGCATACGGCAGGTTTAAGGACGGCATCAACTATGATGATGCAGAGGTTGTTGGCTTTAACCCTTGTGTAGAGCAAAGCCTTCACAACGCAGAACTTTGCTGTCTTGTCGAGACATTCCCAGCAAAGCACGAAGACTACGATGACTATCTGCGAACCTTGAAGTGTGCATATTTATACGGCAAGACCGTCACGCTGGTTAATACGCATTGGCCAGAGACTAACGCGAAGATGTTGAAGAACCGCCGTATTGGTCTGTCGCAGTCTGGAATTATTCAGGCGTTCACAAAGCACGGCAGACGCAAGATGTTTGAGTGGTGCGACGATGCCTATGAGCACATCAGAGAGTTGGATAAGGAATACTCTAACTGGCTTTGCGTTCCTCGTTCGATCAAGATGACTTCTATCAAGCCATCTGGTACTGTATCTCTCCTGAATGGCTCCACTCCGGGCATTCACTTCCCAGAGGACGAGTTTTACATCAGGCGCATCAGGTTCTCCAAGACCTCGCCTTTGTTGGACAGTCTTCGCGATGCTGGATACTTCATTGAAGATGATGCCTACTCGCCCAACACATCAGTTGTCGAGTTCCCAGTCAGAGAACAGTTCTTTACAAAAGGCAAGAAAGATGTTAGTATGTGGGAACAGTTAGAGTTAGCAGCACAATACCAGTATTACTGGGCTGATAATGCAGTTTCAATTACGGTAACCTTTAAGCCTCACGAGGCATCGCAGATCAAGAGTGCTCTTGAGATGTACGAAACGCGACTTAAAGCAGTATCATTTTTGAGACTGAGCGAAACTGGCTATAAGCAAGCACCCTATGAGCCTATCACAGAGGAAAGGTACAACGAGATGGTAGCAAAGATCACGCCAATTCAAAGAATTGAGACTGATGTTGCTGGCGCAGGCACAAAGTTCTGTGATGGAGAGTCTTGCGAAATATGAGGTAAAAATGAATTTCAATCACTTAATGGACGCAAGGTTTCTAAAAAGAAGATGCGGCAACCGAAGCACTGGTTGCTATTACGTCCCAGCAGGTAATGTTCGCTCTACTCAAGGAGAGAATGTCCACATGACCATGGTTTGCAGAAACTGCGGCAAAAGAGAAGATATTTTTTTGAGTAAGCAACAATACCAAATACAGGAAAAACTGATACAAAAGGAGTTAGGAGATGTTTAAGCCAGTAAATAGATATATTTTAGTTGAAGAAGAGCAGAAAGATGTGCAAGAATCTTTGATTGTATTGCCTGACGACTATAAGCCAGCAGAAGAGCGATATACAACGGTTAAAGTTAGAGAAGTTGCAGATGACGTTAGGTTTAAGCTAGTCCCTTCAAGCAAAATTGTTATTGACCGTTCCATGTTAGAGGAAATAACGATCGGACACACTAATTATAGTGTTATTCTAGACAATTACGTGGTTGGAATCGTTAGCTAAACAGGAACGTGGATGGATAAAAACTTCTATAACGAGGCTTCTGCAAAGAAGCTCGGATGGGAACCTTCATGGTTTGGAGAAAAATACTTTGACGACAAGTTAGTCAGAGCAATCAAAAAATGGCAGAAAAGCCAAGGTATCCCTGCGGATGGTCTTTGTGGACCAACAACGTTTAGAAGACTTTGGACCGAAAGGCAAGCAAAGATAGACGACTATAAACCGCAAGAAGCACAATATTCAAATTACATTGTTTATAATGGCGACTTTCACCCTATTGACTGGGATAAGTTTGTTCTTTGGTCAGAAAAAGGCGGCATGGAAGCAGCCCGAGGCACATACTACGACTACTCAGGCAGACCAGAGAGAAAGATACGCTATTTTGTAAATCACTGGGATGTTTGCCTAAACTCCAAGTCCTGTCAGGATGTATTAAACCGCAGAGGTGTGTCTGTCCACTTTTTGATCGACAATGATGGAACAATATATCAGACAATGGATATGCAACACGCCGCTTGGCACGCTGGCTCATCAAGAACCAATAGACCATCAGTTGGTGTAGAGATCTCGAACGCATACTACCCAAGATATCAGGACTGGTATGTTAAAAACGGCTTCGGTGAAAGACCGCTAATTGAAGATGCTTGGGTCCACGGCTCTAAACTAGATCCATTCACTGGTTTCTATCCTGTTCAGTTGGATGCTTTAAAGTCATTGTGGAGAGCGATCCACGGCGCAACAGGCATCCCCTACGAGGCGCCAACAAACCAGTTCGGCAAAACTTCCACGAAATACGAGCAAAACGTTGCATATGGAGACTTTGAGGGCTTCGTGAGTCACTACCACGTGAGCAAAAACAAGATAGACTGTGCAGGGCTCGATCTCAAAACGCTTTTGGAAGAAGCAGAGCATAATATAAAATTTATTGACTGGAAAAAGAAGTAAAGATATTTGACATCTCCAAAAATGTGAGTTATACTTTCTCAAACATTAGGAGAATATGTTCATGAATCTTTTACTTTCGCTGTGTCTTATGGGCACCGCACACGCCGACACACTTAGTGAGAGCGATACATCTTATACAGGTGCAACCATCCTTGAAGGCGACCTTGACGTTACCTTTGAAAATGTTATTGACGTTGAGTTGAAGGAAGACACATATCCGTATGCTTTCTTTGAAGGCAACACGTTGTATCTTGGAAACTCAGACATTCTCGACAACAGTGTTGATGCTATTGTTGAGTTCTTTTGGTTTGAGTCTTCTATCGATCGCGCAACAGACTTTTATGTTGCTGTGATCAAGGTCCGCTCAACACCCGGAGACAACTGCTATTATGCACCTTGGGACTGGGCACGTGGCTCGTTTTGTAAGTTGTGGGCAGACGAATGGACCGACTGGGGCGAGCATCCCGTTGTTTCTGTTGAGGCGATGACCGATATTGAGCGTGAACAAGGCGCATTCCGCTGGGACTGGTCTGTTCCGTTTGAGTCATACGGCATTGACGCATACAGCCAAGTAACCTTTGAGAACAAGTATGGTATCGGCACGGACTCCGAAGGCGCAGCGATGATCCACGGAGAATACAAGTTAGATGAAGACGGAGTTGAAGTAGAAGCCGAAGGCGAACTGCAAGTCAAGGGCTACCACTCATCAGAGTATTCAGTCAATACACAATACGAAGTCACGCTTTATGAGTGGGACGTATACGTTAATGGACGTGCCGATCTAATGGCTTGGGATATGTATTTGAACCTTGGAGAGCGAGAGCGCCAGTCAGCATATCAAGAATACTTCCTGAGCATCCAAGTAGAGGAAGGAAAGCCGTTCCGCATTGATAGTATAAACTTTCTCGGCAACTTTGATATTGGCTGGTATGATCCGTTCCACCATGAACTTGGCGTGACGATCGAGGATCTTGTTATAGCGCAACCTTTTTATCTTCCACCAGAGCCAGATACAGAGCCAGAGGACACCGGTTCTTTTGAGGAGCCAGATACAGGTGACTTTGAGGGTGAAGATACGGGCGAACATCAAGATGGCGGACTTGTGAATGGTGATACTGGATCGGTTGAAGGTGAGCAGGATGGTGCTGCAAAGACTTGCTCAACAACACTTCGCGGAGGACTTTCCGCCGCATTCCTTGCTGCACTTATGCTTGGCTTTAGAAGAGAAGATTGATACGTAGTTACGAGAATATAGTAGTTGGCTCAGACCTGAAAGCAGTGTTGTTCGCCTATGTGAACGACTACCCAATATTCTTTACAGAACCAAGGCTTCCAAATCGTTTCGACTACTTCGATCCTGCCATTGAACTTGGTAGTGTCGGAGTACCGACGATGATAAGCGAACTGAAAACGCCAACTGGAACCAAGCAAGTTGGAACACCAAAGTATTTCCTATGGGAAAGGTTGGCGTTTTTAATGTCCTTGCGTGGGCACATGCCTTTGAGCAGCCTATGCGAAAAAATAAGATACGACGGAGAGAAAATTGTTTGCACGAACGATTACTCAAAAATATATGAATTCCATTTTGATACTTGTTATTATTTTGGAGACAACAATATTTCTGGCTTAATTGACTTTGAAAGTGAGACAAAAGCAGAATATATATGTTATGATTATATTGCGTTTAACAGAGGAGGTAAACATGAAGTTGATTACATATCCACAGGCGATGATTTTGTGGGCGAGATATGGTTCTATTCATCTGACCGAATTGATGGGAATACTGGCGTTAAAGATGCTTGTGTCTTGTCAAGGCTAACAAAAGAACAAATACAGCACCCAGACTATTCCGAGACAATGGCTCGGTTTAAGTTAGAACAAACTTTATATGATCACGGAATGAAAGGTCCGCTAAACTGTTATAGCCCAACTGGGAAACCAAAGCATTACAGGTTTAGAACATCATATATCAACAGAGAGAAGATAAATTTAGCAGAGCCTACTTGGCAAGAAACAGAAAACGTAAAAGCCAACAGCCAAACAATACAAGAATTGTTAGAGTTGCTGAACCAAGTAGGACTACGAGAGTTTGAGAATTTAAGATGCGACTACATCTAGCCGGCATAGTTCCAATAGCGAACATCAAAACAAACCACGACACCCCATATCCAGAGGTTTTATTGCCTGTGGACAATGGGTTTTCTGCAATTCAGAAGTCGGTTCACGAATGTGCGACCGCCGGGTGCAGTACAATATGGATAGTGGCGAATGACGATATGATACCTTTGATCCGCAAAATCGTGGGTGAGTGGACTTATGATCCAGTGTATTATGCCCGAAATTTCAGCAAATTTTATCAGGAACAAAGAAAAGAAATACCTATTTACTACGTCCCCATACATCCAAAGGACCGCGACAGACGCGATTCTTACGGGTGGTCTGTAATACACGGTATTCACAGCGCATGGAGAACATCTTACAAACTTTCACGCTGGATAGTTCCACAGAAATATTACATTTCTTTCCCAATGGGACTTTTCAACATAAAGGCGGTCAGAGAACACAGAAAACAAATAAAAGATAAGAAAAAGAATTTTTTCTATACTTATGGGAACAAAACAGTAAAAGATGACCTGCTTCTTTCTTTTACTATGACAGGAGAGGACTTCAAAAAATGCAGACGCCACATCAACAAGACGACATCACGGGAATTTTTACCCCCTTTACCATCCCAGCAGTACCCTTCGGAGAAGTTGCCTCTGAAAGAGAGATGGTCAGCACGGTTCTTCCCTCTGAGCGAAATCTTTCAACCGCTAAAACTAGACGCAGAAACCGCAAGTAAATTTGAAATAGACTGGTTCTATGATGCCTCCGAGTGGGATAACTATGTCGCCTACATAGGTTCAGATAACTTAATAAAAAGACCCTATGAGGGCTTGACAAAGCCCCACAGACACGTTAAAATACCATATACTGAGGAGGACTAATGGAAAGAAAGGTTTCCAAAATTAAGTTTGTTGGTCTGCACGCACACTCTGTCGCAGGCTCTATTTTTGATGCTATCGGCTATCCGGGCGAACACGCTGACTTTGCGTATGCAAACGGCTGTGACGCACTGGCGCTTACAGACCACGGCAATATGAACGGACTTGCATATCAAGTTTTACACGCCAAGAAGATGCAGGAAGCCGGCAAGGACTTCAAGCCTATCTTTGGTTGTGAGGCATATTTCACGCCTTCTATCGCAGACTGGCGCGAAGCATACGAAAAGGCAATGGAAGACAAGAAGGCAGCACGCTCTATCAAGAAAGACGAGCAGTCAGGCGCAACCGTCGAGGATGAGGGCGACAGCAAGAAGACCCAAGGCATTCTTAAACGCCGCCGTCACCTTGTACTTCTCGCACAAAACCAAACAGGTCTTAATAACTTGTTCAAGTTGGTATCAGAGTCATACCAGCCAGAAAACTTCTATCGCTATCCACGCATTGACTATGCACTGTTAAAGAAGTATAACGAGGGCATCATTGCGTCTTCTGCTTGTCTTGGGGGCGTATATGCTGGAAACTACTGGGAGAACCGTGAGGAGGGACCAGAGGCAGTTCTTGAAGCAATGCGCGAGACAACCCGCAATATGATCGATATCTTTGGTGACCGTTGGTATGCCGAGGTGCAGTGGAATAACATTAAAGAGCAACACGAACTTAACCAGTTTGTTATTCAAGTTGCTACCGAGTTTGGCGTTGGACTGGTCACGACAGCCGACAGCCATTACCCCAACCCTGATGCTTGGAAGGACCGTGAACTTTACAAGCGTCTTGGTTGGCTTGGTAAGGGTCGTCCCTCTTGGGCAGAAGAAGAGTCACAACTCCCAGAAGGCGTTGAGGAGATCGGATACGAATTGTATCCAAAGAACGGCGACCAGATGTGGGAGAGTTATAAGCAATACTCTGACTCTTGTGGATTTGAATATGATGATGGGCTTATTCTTCGCTCTATCGAGGAAACTCATCGCATCGCATTCGAGCGCATCGAGTCGTTTATGCCCGACAACACCGTTCGTTTGCCCGAGTTTGTTGTGCCGGCAGGTTTCACGGCGACACAAGCACTTGTTAACTTTGCGCTTGAAGGACTCAAAGACAAGGGACTACACACAAACAAGCAATACACAGATCGCCTCCGTCAAGAGTTGAATGTTATTGATGACCGAGGCTTCTCAAAGTATTTCCTTACAATGAAGTCTATTGTCGATGTAGCAACCGACATGATGCTCACAGGTCCGGGTCGTGGCTCTGCCGCAGGTTCTCTGGTAGCATACGCACTTAACATCACGCAAGTCGATCCTATCAAGAATGGTCTTCTGTTCTCTCGTTTCTTGCGGTCTGATGCAACAGACTATCCAGATATTGACTATGATGTGTCCGATAGTATGACCTTGAAGGAAAAGCTGGTTGAGATGTGGGGCGAGGACTGTGTTGCTCCAATCTCAAACTGGAACACTCTTCAATTGAAGTCTTTAATCAAGGACATCTCTAAGTTGTACGATATTCCTTTCACAGAAGTGAATACCGTCACATCTATTATGATGCGTGAGGCTACACCACTTGCAAAGCAGAAGCACGGCATCAAGGCTGGTGTGTATGCGCCGACTTGGGAAGAGGTGATGGAGTTCTCTCCAACGCTGCAAAAGTATCTTGCAGCACACCCAGCAGTCAAGACACACGTTGAAGGTCTTGTTGGTCAGGTTCGGTCGTGCTCTCGTCACGCTGGTGGTGTGGTTATCGCAGAGAACTTGGACAAGAACATGCCTCTGATCAACTCTGGCGGTGTCCGTCAAGCACCATGGGCAGAAGGTCAGAACGTCCGACATCTTGAACCGATGGGTTTCATTAAGTTCGATCTGTTGGGTCTTTCTACACTAAAGATGATGGAAGGCGCAATCTACCACATTCTCAAGCGTCATCACAATATCCAAAACCCAACGTTCGCACAGATCCGAGACTACTACGAAAAGAACTTGCATCCAGATGTTATCGATCTAAATGACCAACAAGTCTATGAGAATATCTTCCACGCAGGTAAGTGGGCAGGCGTCTTCCAGTTCACAGAGTCCGGCGCTCAAAAGTTCTGTGAGAGAGCAAAGCCACGTAATATTATTGACGTGTCCGCTATCACATCTATCTATCGTCCCGGTCCTTTGGCTGCAAACGTCCACGATGAATACGTTGAGGCAAAGGAGAACCCGCACTACATCAAGTATCTTAACGACGATGCACACGACATCACGCAAGAAACTTTCGGGTTCCTTATCTTCCAAGAGCAGATCGCACTGCTTGCTCACAAGTTGGGTGGTTTGACGCTCGATGAAGGCAATATGCTCCGCAAGGTGCTGACGAAGAAGGGAACAGGCAAAGGCTCCGTGAAGGACATTCTGCACACGAAGTTTATCAATGGCTGTGTTGCAAACAAGATCAATAGAGACGAAGCACAAGCACTCTGGGATAAGTTTGAATACTTCTCAGGCTACGGCTTCAACAAGTCACACGCTGTGTCTTACTCTATTATCTCCTTCCAGTGTGCGTGGCTGTGGAACTACTATCCTGCCGAATGGATGGCTGCATTCTTGGACAAGGAGCCAGAAGCGCGCAAAGAGCACGCCATCAACATCGCAAAGCAGTATGGTTTCTCTATCGCACCGCTAGACATCAACAAGTCAGGTATGGTGTGGGAGATCTCCGAAGACGGCAACACGCTTATTCAACCGCTCTCATCGATCAAAGGTCTTGGCGAGTCAGCAATTGAACAAGTGCTTACCAACCGTCCGTTTATGAACGCAGAAGACCTTTTGTTCCGAGAAGGAGTATCATACAGCAAGTTGAATAAGAAGGCTCTTGACGCTCTGTGTAGGGGCGGCGCTTTGGATAAGATCGTGGATGACCGCTTCACAGGACGTAAACACTTCTGGTCAACGTGTGTTGTGGATCGACCAAAGAACTTGAAGAAGTTCCAAGAGAACTTGGATCTTTATCGACCAGAGGGCGACTTCTCCGAGGAAGAGATAATTCAGTTCAAGACCGACCTCACAGGTGTCTTCCCGATCAACTTGGTTATCACACCACAGACGATCCAAAACCTTCAAGATCGGTTTATTCCACCTATCTCAGAGTTTGACCCGGATCTGCAAGTGTGCTGGTTTATTCCTCGCAAAGTCAACGAGAAGAAAACAAAGAAAGGCAAACTTTATTGGATCCTTGAAGTCATTGACTCCAACAATGAACTAACTAGAATTAGGTGCTGGGGCATTAATCCTGAAAAGGATCGAGTGCAACTTAACCGACCCTACATGGCGAAACTTGATTATGATGAAAACTGGGGGTTTTCTACGTTTGCGATGTGGCGGAACTTCAAACTATTAGGATAATATCATGAACGTACTTAAAACATTTAGCCCACTTCTCAAAGAGCCGGCATTCATAGATGGTCTTCCGATCGTCGCAAGAGTCAATAAATTTGACGAAGCAACAGCGAGAGCATTCTCCGCTGCGGTTGCGAAAGCACAAACCACAGGACAGCCAGTATTGCCGGTTGTTATTGATAGCTATGGTGGGCAAGTGTATAGTTTAATGTCCATGATCTCAAACATCAAACACAGTCGCATTCCTGTCGCTACTATCGTCGAAGGTAAGGCGATGTCTTGTGGTGCAATATTATTCTCATTCGGTGCAGAAGGTATGCGATATATGGATCCTGACGCTACTATTATGATTCACGAAGTGAGTGCTATGGCTTGGGACAAGATCGAAGAAATGAAAGCATCAACAGCAGAAGCAGATCGCCTCAACAAGAAGATCTTTGAGATGATGGCTGAAAACTGTGGACATCATAAGGACTATTTCTTAGATATCGTCCACGAAAAAGGTCACGCCGACTGGTTTCTTGATGCCGACGAGTGCAAAAAGCACAACTTAGCCAACCACTTACACGTCCCAGAGTTTAAAATAGAGGCAAGAGTCAAGTTTGACTTTAAGTAGTTTAATATAGCCCTATTTATAGTGAGGGTTTTTCAATGTCTGCTACATTAAAATTAAGATGGCAAAGGTTGGTCAATAAAGTAACTTATCTTCACGAAGAGAACGAGTATCTGCAAGATATAATTGAAAAGTCTTCCGCAGAGTTCAACGACCACTACGATCAGTTCTGTAAGAAATTAGAAATTGATATACAGGAACTCAATGCGCAGAACGAAGAAAGAATAAGAAGAATGTACGGCATCGATGATCGACCACAAGGTGTGCAGCAAACAACTCAGTTGCTCCAAGACATTCAGCAAATGATACGATATACTCAGCCTCCTGTATATACGACAGCAGAAGACGACGAAAACGACGAGAGCAACGAGGGAGAGTCACCGAACGAATATCAAATGACTCAAGACGATAAAGAGATGCACGAGTCATTTAATAAACTCTTCAGGAGACTGGCGATGGAACTACACCCCGATAAGTTGTCCAAGATAAAGTCAGACGAAGAAAGAAGAGACAAAGTTGAGAAGTTTAACTCTGCTAAACAAGCCCTCGACAAGAAACAATACCACGTTTTGCTTGAAATAGCGAATGAGTTGAATGTTACGACACCTAGAAACTACAAACAGCAAATAAGATGGATGAAAGCACAAATAGTAACCTTGGAAAACTCAGTACACGCAGCAAAGCAAACTTATAATTATCTTTTCTCAGAATGCGAAACAGAAGAAGAAAAAGACGATCTGGTCGCAAGGTTTATGAGACAACTTTTCGGAATAAACATACAAAAAACTGTTGACGAGTAAGAAGCTACCAGTTATACTTTATATGTTACTAAAAGGAGGGTCAATGTCTGACCAAAAGAAGCAATATGTTAAGGAGTATATTCGCAGCCTTAATGCGATTGAAGAGGCAATGGAGCCTTACAAGGAACAACGACGCGAGTTGCGCACGGAGTTCCGAAGCAACGGATACCTCACGACAGAGGAAATTCGAGCAGCGGTGAAGGCATACCGTTTGTTCAAGGGTAAGTTCGACATCGAAGAGGTGTACGATAACTTTAAGTTGTTTGATGGAAGTGGTGACCAATGATCATTGAATATGCTAAAGTTCGTTCGACTGCGCACGAACCAGACCGTGCTAACCCATCGGATGCTGGACTTGATGTGTTTTATAGTCCAGAGGATCCAACTACGGTTGCTTTGCATCCCGGTGACAGCAAGATTCTTGAAACGGGATTGAAGTTCGGAGTGCCACATGGATACATGCTGGAAGTCAAAAATCGAAGCAGTGTGGCGGCAAAGAAATCGCTTCTTGTTGGTGCATGCGTGATTGATTCTGGCTATGACGGAGAGGTGTTCATCAATCTTCACAACGTGGGCAGCAGGCTTCAATGTATTTCACCGGGCGATAAGATCGCACAATTAGTGCTAACCCCAGTGGTTCACTTTCGTCCAACGCTAACAGAAGAGTCTGAACTATATGCACACCCAATGACAATCAGCAATAGGGGTGACGGAGCCCTCGGGAGTACAGATGGATGAAACAACACAAAAAGTCATGTTCAGTTCCAAAACAGGAAACTGGGCAACACCACAGGACTTCTTTGATAAGTTAGACTGGCGTTTTGGTCCGTTTGACTTAGATCCTTGCGCAACTCCATTTAATACTAAGTGTGCCAACTTCTACACAGAAGCGGAAGACGGACTATCAAAGGACTGGACAGGGCACACAGTGTTCGTAAACCCTCCTTATGGTCGAGGTATCGATAGGTGGATCGAGAAAGGTCGCCTATCTGCTCGAAAAGAGAACACAAAGGTGGTAATGCTTATCCCAGCACGAACAGACACAAAGTATTGGCATGACCACGTTATGAAGGCATCAGAGATTCATTTTGTAAAGGGACGACTTAAGTTTGGAGATAGCAGCAACAGCGCACCATTCCCCTCGGCTGTTGTGGTTTTTGACGGAGGGGAAGAACTTTGGCGTGTAGAAACTATTAATCGATAAGGAGAATAACAATGACCGAAGAAATTTTAAATGCAGCCATCACAAGGCTTAAATCAAAGGCTCTTGAGCAATACGGACTTCTTAAGCAGGCATACCAGAGCCCTGCTGATGAAAACACGGTGGATACAATTTGTCGCCACGCTCTCGCTCTCGTTGAATACGAAGGCGCAATGCTGACGCTACAGCAGTATGCTCCTGCGCTCAAGCCACAACCGGCACCACCTGTACAACAAGCAGCACCAGCCACAGCACAACCACAAGAGGCACCGCAAGAAGAGCAAGAACCAGAGCCAGAGCCCACACCGCTCCGTGGCGAAGAGCTAGAAAAGAGATCACCGACGTACAGAAAGAGCGTCAGAGGAAAGAAGAGTGAACCGAAAACTAAGAAGAAGTCTGAGTAAGCAGACAGGCAGCGACAGCGCAGAAAAGATGAGCCAACAAGTGGCTTTGTTCAGCAAACTACCAGAACAATGTAGTGCGTGTGCAGAGCCATTTGATAAGAAAAACAAAGAGATGGTTAATGAATGGAATGTTGTCGTGCGCCAAGAAGTAGTGAGGCTGTTTTGTCCTCACTGCATCGCCAAAGCAAAGGAGGCAATAGAAAATGAGCGTGGATAGACTGTCGGTAGACGCACTAAACAAGATATTAGCAGGACAAGTAAAGGAAGACTCAACGTGTATAGTTAAGTTTTACTCGAATAACTGTCACTTGTGTCACGCACTACAAGACTATTATGTTGATATTTCAAATGACGAGAAGTATTCTGATCTGCATTTTTTCGCATTCAACATTGACGACAATCAAATAATAGAAAAGAAGTTGAAGTTCAACGGAGTTCCGACAATATCAGTGATCAAGACTTTCGCATCAGATCACAAGCCAAGGGTTAGAGTACTTGATGACCCGCCAGAGCCACAAGAAAAGACGTGGTACACTTCCAAGTACATCAGAGACTTTATAGAGAGAGAAAGATAATGAATGAATACTTGTCGTATGATGACGTGCTTTTAAGACCGCGTTACTCGGACATTCGCAGCAGGTCAGAGGTTTCGATCTCTACCGATCTAGGAAAGGCAGTTAGGCTTGACTTTCCTGTGATAGCATCTCCAATGGATACTGTTTCAGAAGCAGCAATGGCTTCCGCAATTGGAACCCACGGCGGAACAGCAGTTGTTCATCGGTATAACTCACCAGAGGTCGAAGCACGCTATGTGTCTATGGCGCGAGATCTGTCGTGGGCAAGAGATAAGCAACAAATTGTTGTTGGCGCTGCGATAGGAGTGACTGGCGATTTTATGGACAGAGCAGTGAAGGCACTGTCCGCAGGTGCTACATATCTTTGTGTGGATGTTGCTCACGGGCACCACATTATGATGAAAGAAGCACTGCAAAAGTTGAGGCAAGAGTTCGGTCAGGATCTTCACATTATGGCTGGGAACGTCGCAACTTTGGAAGGCATCAATGACTTGGCTGACTGGGGCGCTGACTCGGTGCGATGTAATATCGGAGGTGGGTCTATCTGCTCTACTCGTGTTCAGACTGGACACGGAGTGCCGGGACTGCATACGATCCTTGAATGCGCCAAAACAGACAGAGACGTGAAGATCATTGCTGATGGCGGCATCAGAAACTCTGGCGACATTGTAAAGGCATTCGCCGCAGGTGCTGACGCTGTGATGGTAGGCTCTTTATTGTCTGGAACAGATGAAACCCCCGGAAAGGTGCTTGAAGAGTCAGACGGCACTCGCTGGAAAATGTATCGTGGTATGGCGTCGAAGGAAGCACAGATCGGCTGGCGTGGAGAATACTCATCAAACGAAGGTGTTAGCGCAAGAGTTCCTTATCGTGGATCTGTATCAAAGATCTTCGAGGACTTAAAGAACGGCATCAGGTCAGGACTATCTTACAGTGGTGCTCGCTCTATTTCCGAGTTTGCTGCGGTAGCAGAGTTTATGCGCCAAACAAACTCTGGCTTATCCGAGAGCGGAACTCACATCAGGAGCCGCTCGTGGTAGAAGACATCGGAGAAATAGAATACGGCAAACTTACAAAGAAAGTTGTATTCACAGAGACTGACCATCGCCACGCACAACTTATCATAAGGTTAAAGCACGACGATATAAAACAGTCAGACTTTCTGAGAGCAATGATAACTGGATACTTAAAACAAGATGAAAGAATATTAAGTTTTGTTGATGATCTAAAAACCCAGTCTGTTAAGAAGCGAACAAAGTCAAAGAAGTTGATACAAAAAGGAAAAGAAACAATGGAAGATGCTGGGTTTTCAGAAGACCAACTTGAAGACTTGTTTGACTTAATAGCAGAGGAGCATCCCGATCTATGAATAGCGATGGGTTAAAGGCGTGCTCGCGAGTGTGCTTGGAATTAAATGAAAGTTGTCCAAATGATGATTGCAGAATGTGGATAGACTACGAAGACGAAATGAACTGTTCACTGATATCTATCTATCAGAACGGACCAATGACTTTAAGGCAAGTTGGAGAGCGTTTGGGAATTTCATTTGCAAGAGTGAAGCAAATTGAAGAAAGCGCACTAATTAAGCTGAAACGCAGAACAGACTATGAGTAAAATTCATAGACTTTGCAAAATAACAAACTATTTATTATTGACTCATTTTCAAGGAGAATAGAAAAGATGGCTCAAAAACCCCTGTTAACCGAATCAGAGATCCGCAGCTTTATGAAACTGGCTGAGTTGCGTCCCATCGGTGATGAAAGAATTGCAGAAATGTATGGACAAATGCCCGGTGCTCGTGATGAAGAGGAAGGCGAGGAAGAAGAAGCCGGAATGGAACTCGATATGGGTGCCGAAGAAGAAGAGGCTCCTGAGATGGACGCCGAGATGGACATGGACATGGATATGGGCGACGAGCCTGCTATGGACATGGGAGCCGACTCAAAGATGGTTTCTATCGAAGACTTCATGAGCGCACTTGAGTCCGCATTAGAGGACATTACAGGTGAGCCAGTCTCTACCGAGATGGATGGAGAAGAAATGGACATGGGCGCCGAGGAAGAGGAAGAAGCCGAGCTTCCAGCACCAGAGATGGACATGGAGATGGGTGCCGAAGAGGAAGAGGAGCCCATGATGGAGCAAGAAGATCTCGTTAACGAGGTTGCTCGTCGTGTCGCTGCTAGACTTCAAGCACAAGACAACAAAGACAAGATGGTCGATGATCTCGCAGAGAGAATCATGAAGCGTCTTGCAAAATAGTTCTTGACATTCTCTTTACAAACCATTAAATTAACCACTGGGAAACCGGTGGTTATTTTTTAGGGGACTTATGGATATTTGGTGGCTACACGCACTTGTTTTTATTTTTGGTTATGTAACCTGCAAGACGTTTTACTTTTTGAACACAACTCGCATATCATTAAAATTGATAAAATCAAGTCGTATCATCTATTTATTGATGGCTGTTAGGGCAGTTGAAAATTACCTTATGTCCCAAGAGATAATGAAGAAATATTTAAAAGAAAGCGAGCAAGACGATAAGACTTTAAAGTTGTTTGAAGACAAGTGTGAAACAGAACTTCAACACTTTAAAAAGCAAGTTGTGGATCAATTGCTGCTTCAAACACCAGACGCATTCAAACCCGGCTTGGAGTTTGACGACTGGACTTCTGCGATGGCGCATCTTCAAAGTCATAAGACAGAAGCTCTTGAATTTTGGAGGATGAGTTAATGTTAGACAAACTTAAAGATTTGATTGGTATCAAAGAAGCAGATGAAGGTCAAGTGGCTGACCAGAAGAGAGCCCAACAAATGGCAGCACTTGAAAGAGAAATTGCCGAGGCATTAATGGCTGACATGATGCCACAACGCAAAGAGCCAGACTTGCGCAGCATTGGCTTGTTTGCTGATGTTTCAGAGGAGCGAGTCGCTGAACTTATTCACGCAATGATTTACTTAAACGAAGTAAACCAAGTAAACAAAACCAAGACTCCGATAACTTTTTATCTCTCCACGTATGGTGGCTCTGCGGATGATATGTTCGGCATGTACGATATTATGCGAACAGTCCGCGAGAACACCGAGATCCATACTGTTGGTCTTGGTAAGGTTATGTCGGCAGGCGTCATTCTTCTTGCTGCCGGTACAAAAGGCAAGCGCAAGATCGGTGCAAACTGCCGCGTTATGATTCACTCTGTTATTTCAGGAAACCACGGACCACTCCATAACCTCATTAACGAGATGGAGGCAGTGGAACAAATTCAACAAATGTATATTGACTGTTTGGTTGCCGAGACTAAGTTAACCAAGAAGCAATTAAAGAAACTGCTGGAACGCAAGGTCAATGTTTATTTAACAGCAGAGGAAGCCGTAGAGTACGGCATCGCAGATATTATTATATAGGGAAGTTAAAATGGCGAATTATCAAAAAGACATGTTCATTGATGTAAGAGAACAAAAGAAAACTGATGAAGGTATTTTAGATCTAGTTTTTGAAACCATTATGGGTTCAGCCGCCAAGTCAGTAGTCACAGAGATGGCAGCGGACAGAGCAAAAGAGTTTGTCTTATCTCTGCCGAAGTTCACCCCAACAGAGTCTTGGGGAGATCCAAACTCTATGGAAAGACAGCAGATCACAAAGCTGTTTAACGCTATTGGCGGCGGTCGTTCAATCGAAGGTAAGCTGAAATTTCTTCAACGTATCGTAGACCCTAATAGCAAGATTACATCGCCACGTCGCATCATTTCTTCCATTATTATTCTGGAGTCTCTTAAGGCAGTTATTCATAGCTTTAATGCATCTTCAGCCGGCTTTGTTTTCGAAGGTTGGTTGTCTGCGCTTCTTCAAGGCACACAAGAAGCTGAGATCTCTGCAAAAGGTAATTTACCTATTCAAGATCTTATCGCTTTCTCTGAGACTGATAGGGCAGTTCCGATCAGCTTGAAGCTCCTCAACAAGACAACCAACATCGAAGGAAGTTATACAAACTTGGTCGATGGTCTTGATGAGTTTGGCGAGATGGTCTACATCGTCGCCAGAAAAGACCCAGAAGCCGGCGGCATCAAAATTGAAAAGTTTAGGTTTGATCAAAACAACTTTATCGACGCTCTTTCAACGTCTGCTCGTGGTAGTGCAACCAAGGGTGCCCAGCTTTTTCAGTTGCCCAACAAGAGCCCAGAAGAGTCGATCGCCATTCTTAAGGCAACAGATAACTGGAATGAGAAATATGATCTTCTTCAATACACTGCTGGTTACTCCGAAAGAGTAAGAAAGAAGAGAGAGATGGCTAGCCAAACCGCACAAGCCGCACAAGAAAACCCTGATGCCGAAGACGCAATGAAGGCGCAACTTGCCGCACAACAAGAGTTAGCCGAAGCCATCAAAGAAGAATGGTCGATGCTCACCGAGAAGGTAGGCGGTACTCAATGGCATATCAGCCCAGCACAGCTTATTACTTTCGAATTTGTCGATTATCAAGAATTGGGGGAACTTCCTTTTACCGAAGAAGCTATTCTTAGTGTTGCAAGAACTCACATGGACAAGTTGAATGAAGAGATAATGCAACTCTTCACGGCAACCAAAGATCTTTCTGATAACATTAACCGTTATTTCTTGGTCGAAAAGCGCAGTACAGCCATTAACTCTGGAAACCAAGCCATTAGAGATTCGATTGAGATCCAACAAACACTTCAAGCGCAACTTCAACAACCAGATGAAGAAGAAAAAGCTTGACATTTATTTCATTTGAGGCTATAATATTAGCACAACTTTGAGGTACTAATGGGTCGAAAATACGACGACAATCAATCACTACAACAAAAAATCATGAACGGCGCAAACAAGTTAGCAGACAATGTTGCGTCAACGCTTGGACCGAGAGGTCGCAATGTTCTGCTACAAGAAAAGGGCAAGAACCCCTTCATCACGAAGGATGGCGTAACCGTAGCACATTTTGTGTCTTTGGACGATCCATTTGAGAATGCAGGCGCAAGCATCATCAAGCAAGCAGCCATTGAAACAAACAGCACTGCTGGTGATGGAACAACCACATCTACGGTCTTAGCGAGAGCAATACTCAGAGAGTCACAAAAGTATCTTGCAAGCGGACTGTCCCCAACAGAGATGCAACGAGGCATCCAACTGACCGTCAAGGAAGTCACAAAGAACTTGCGAGAGATGGCGAAGCCAGTAACCAGTATATCAGACATTGAGCACGTTGCAACTATCTCAGCAAACAACGACAGAAGCATTGGAAAGTTAATTGCAATGGCTTTTGATCGTGTAGGACAAGACGGCTCCATCACCATCGAAGAGTCACGCTCAACAGAAACTTCTTTGGATGTTACAGAAGGCTTCTCGTTCCACTCTGGCTTCACTGCTGGTGCTTTCATTACAGACGAGCGCAGAGCAGTCATGAACCACGAGAACCCGCTTGTGTTGGTCACAGACTACAAGATAAGCACCGTAGAGCAGATCCTTCCAGTGTTGGAGATGGTAGCAAGAGAAGGCAGACCGCTTGTTATTGTTGCTGACGACATTGATGGACAAGCACACGCCGCTCTCATTATGAACGCTATGCGAGGCACAATGAAAGTCGCAGCGATCAAGGCTCCATACTACGGAGAAGAGCGAAGACAAACACTAGCAGACCTTGCTACCTCTGTCGGTGCTAACTTTATCTCTCGCGAGTCAGGAAGAAAGTTGCAAGAAGTGCAAATGGTTGACTTTGGAACCTCTAACTTTGTCGAGAGCACAAAGAACTCAACTATCTTTGTTGGCGGCAGTGCTGATGTAGAGCAAGTAGAAGAAAGAATAAACACCTTGAAAGCAGAGATAGAAACCACGGAGAGCTTAGAAGAGTGCGATGCTATCCAAAAGAGGATCGTCAGACTTGCATCTGGTGTTGCAGTCATTCGTGTAGGCGGAGCAACAGAAGTAGAAATGATCGAGAAGAAGCACCGTATTGAAGATGCTTTGGAAGCAGTGAAAGCAGCGCAGGACTCTGGTATCGTGCCGGGTGGTGGTTCTACTTTGCTGAGAGCATGCCAGAAGTTGTGCATTACAACCGATAACGAAAATGAGATCGATGCTACCAACCTTGCAGCAGGAATGGCTGTCGTAAAGGCTGCATGTTTTGAGCCTGTTAGGCAAATGGCTAGGAATGCCGGCAGTTCACCAGATTTAGTGGTGGAGCAAATTCTAAATGCAGACCAAGGTTTCGGTTGGGATTTTAGAGCAGATAAGTTGACAAACCTTATGGAAGATGGTATTATTGATCCAGTTAAGGTCACACTTTCTGCCCTTACTAATGCCGCAAGTTGTGCGGGCACGCTGATAACAACTAACTACGGCATCATACAAACGGAGAGCGAATAATGCAGCAGGGAGATTTAGTATACATTCCATCAGAAGTATACCTTTTTGATAAGAATAATTTCATAGCAAACAAAACAGAGAAACCAATTATCGGCGTCTTTCTGGGAGAATCCAATAGACCGTCAGCGCGCCTGATAAAGATCTTTGCGAGAGGACAGGACGCAATGGTAGAAAAGAAATACGTTTACCCAATGCCGGAGTGGTCATGGCGCTAGTCAAACTTACAGAGATATGTCAAAGCAACACTTTGACAAGCAACAGAGAATATTCTTTACGAGAGGTATTCGTAAATCCAGAACACGTTGTTATGATTCGCGAAGAGTCGAGGATGCAACAACTAAACGAGCAGGGTGTGCTTCCAAGCAACCTGTCCAAGTCGCACCAGTTCACAAAGTTGACGATCAACAGAGGACAAAGCGGAACAGAAATTATTGTTATCGGCTCACCAGAGATGGTCGAGAGTACATTAAACCAAAAAAAGACACTTATTAGAGGATAAAATGAGCAACCAAACACCAAGACGAGTAAACATTCAGTTTTCAATAGAGTTAGACGAACTTCCAGCAGAGGTTTCTCGTCTATTGCAAAAGTCAAGCGACCATCTGAGCGAAGCCTCAAAGACATACAGCAACATCGGTCGCAACGACAACAACCTCACATCAGAGACTTGGGGTGAAATTGATAACATCCGTGTGTCTTTGGCGAAGGCTGATCAGGTGTTGGATGATCTACAAAACATCATCGCAGGATACGTCAAGATGAAGAGCGATCTTGTACAACCACAAACATCCGCACCGATTCAACAAGAACAACAAGAAATGCAATCGCCATTCTTGCAAAACCACCCAGATGCAAGGCAGGCAAACAGCAGGGCTCCATTTAGTAATCCAATGGCTGGCGGCATGCCACAGGGAATGGACATGAATAAGATGCAAAACGATGTAATGAGTATGATGGCGAACATGCAGCAAACATTTGAAGATGCGCCCGAGATGTCCGAAGAAGAACAACAAGCAGCGGAAGTATTAAAGAATAGAATATCTAGGTTCATGAATAATCAAAATGAAAACGCCGATAAAACTACCCGATAGAGAATTCAAAGCGTTATCGGCGTTAAAGAAGTTGTTTCCTGTTGGCTCTTACATACACTCTTTTTTGTTATATAACGCTGGGATCGAAATACCATTGTCTGTTGATGGCAGGTACGTCATATCTCATACAAACAAGTATTCAATATATGAATTTTGGACGTGCCTGAGCCTCAACCCTCAACAAGTACAAACAGTTATCGAATATTTTGATAATATTCAGGACAAGAATATCTTTTACTTACTTCAGGAAAGTTTGCCAACTTATCCAGATCCATATCTGAGGGCTGGAATCTTCTTTTTACTAAACAAATATTCTAAAAGCGGATATGTCTCAAGAGGCGAGTTTGATCCGGCTAGCTATAATCCGCTAGCACTAGCTAACTTACAAAGAGTTTCTTTCGAGAACTTTATGGTCACATATAATAAAGAACAAGACTTGATAGAGAACATGAAGAATACAAACACAAGATGTGATTATGTCTTTGTACCTGTGGGAGACTTTTCTTTAAACTATCTTAAAAACAAAGAAGAAGGCTTTAACAGTTTAGCATACGATCAAACATTCGTAGATACGAAGGCTTTAAAAGAGTTTATAACCCAAACCGACAAGAAGACAGCATACCTGTACCATTATAACAAAAGCGTAGACAAGTTTTTCGACGGACAAGAGAAGTATTTAATCGATCAATGGGGTAGACCCACAAACGACAAGTCACGAGCAAAGGAGATTATCGTTGCCAACTTTTAATATATTATTCGCGTGTTTCTTATTCGCGCTCGGACAGACGCTTGGTTGGTTCCAACTGAACTCACAGTTTGTTTGGGACTGGTGGAAAGATAAGCCAATACTATCAGCGATGTTGTTTTCTATACCGACAGGCGTATGTTTTTGGTATGGTATCAAGTTGTGTTATGAAGAATGGGGAGAAGTATGGGGACCAAGGTTTTTAATCTTTACAATGTCCTATCTTACTTTCCCGCTGTTAACTTGGTGGTTTTTAAATGAGAGTATGTTCACTGCAAAAACCATGCTGTGTGTGATATTATCATTTATAATTGTCGCTATTCAATTATTCTGGAGATAAAATGAGAACAGTCATTAAGCCTTGGGGAAAGGAAATTATTTGGGCTGAGACCGAAGATTATGTAGGCAAGATTCTGCATATCAATGCCGGTCACCGGCTATCAAAGCAATACCACGAAGTAAAAGAAGAAACCGTATATGTGATCAGCGGCGTCCTTTACAACTACGACGAGAACGATGCTATCCAAAAGTTCACACCCGGACAGTCCTTTCACGTCAATGTTGGACAAGTCCATCGTTTTGGTGCTAACGAGACAGCAGTTGAAATAGTTGAAGTTAGCACTCCGCACCTAAACGACGTTGTGAGATTGGAAGATGATTATAAAAGATAGCAACTATTTATAGTGTTGGAGAAAATAAATGGATATTTCTACTAGTAATTGGTTTGGCTATCTTCGCGAAGAAGTGCTAACAGAAGGCTTGCGGGACATCGGACTACCCGAGTTTGTTATTGACTACTTGGAAGATGCAATGGACAATGCTTCCGAGAAGGCAAAGATGTATATCGCCAATAACTGGAAGAAGTCCTATGGACGAATGTCTGGCGCTTATACTCCAGATAACCTTAAATACGAAGTGGTCACCTTTCTCATGGACGACATGTTCAGAGACTACGTTATTTCTAACCAACCCAACCAACGCGAAAGGCTGGATCCCGTAGCGCGTGTTGCGCCGCCGTTCTCAACCAATGATCCCACTCGCAAGCGTGAAGCATACGACGAGGAGAGGATGGAGCAAAACAAGATGGTTGCGTTTGTAATTGTAAACATTCGTAATGCACTAGGCAAACAACAAGGAACTTGGCGCAAAGCATTTATGAAAGCAGTCAAGGCTCTAAGCAAAGCAGGTCTTCCAAGCGAGAAGGTGGAGAGTTTCAAAGAATACCTACGCAGTTTTGCAAACACAAACTTTCATTACTGGATGAACCAATACTCTGAACTTGTTGACTTTCTTAATGATGATCCAACCAACTATGAACTTATCAAAGACGAAGACGACATCAATACCGCTTACAACACCGCGGTTGAATATCTTGAAAACAAAGAAGATCCAGAATACATTATGCACGAGTTTGATGATGGATCTTACTGGTATAACTTAAACGTATCTTCTTGCGATGTTGAAGCATCGCGAATGGGACACTGCGGTTCTGATAGTCGCGGTGTGCTTGTGTCTCTCCGCAAGAGAAAGGGCGAGCGCCGCGAGTCATCATCATATGTTACTATGACTTGGAGCGAATACGAAAACATCTTGTATCAGATCAAGGGTCGTTCAAACGACGCACCCCCCGAAGAGACTTGGGATCACATCGCGTGGTTTATCAACAACTATGGTATCGAAAGCGTAGAAGAAACAGGCGAGCACTCAAACGATCTTGAGGGCTTTGAAGAGATGAACGAATATCTTGCCAGCCAAACCAACGCTTCCTTCCACGGCTCTATCGAAGAACGTATAGAAAATGCCGAAAACTATTGCAATAATGTTGATGAACGCTTTTACGACGAGCGAGACGAACTTTTGCAAGCCGAGATCTCTCATTCTATTGAAGAAATGGATAACGAAGTTTATGTTTATGCGTCTGCTGAATACAACTTTAGCATAAACCTTGGCTGGAGCGGAATAGAAGAAACTGATACAGGATATATCGCACAAGATGCCCAAGAATTTGAAGAGATCCCAAGAACATACAGCGGCGCACGCGAGTTTATGGACAATATTGGTCTTGATGATATGGTGTATGATATGCCGGGAGAAGACGCCGAGTATGACTACGAAGTTGAAATGCTCGTCGGCGCGCAGCCAGAATACGAAGAATTCGACGCAGATGCTAAACCCACAGCACACTTAGTCATAACGCTGAGAACTACTGAGACATTTTATGCTGATGAAGATGGTGAAGTGTCTGACTATGATCAGTTCGCTACTGATATGTTGTCGTTTGAACAAGATGAAGCAGCCGCCGCCATCGAAAAAGTAAGACAAACTCTTGCGGCTGATGGTTATATGGCGAAGACAACATACGACCGATCCAAAGAAGAACTGGAAAAACTTAATGACTTAGAGCATTGGGAAGTGAAGCAAGATAAAGCAGGCTTAGAGTTTGACTGGCTTGATGCTGACGGCGAAGCAGCACTGCAACCATACACAGGCGACATTAAACTCGACTCCAACAGAGCACAAATGTATGGGACAGGAACAGGCAATGTAATGGGTGTAAACCCTGACGCTGTGTTCAGACAGATCTTTGGCTATGGAAGCCGATACACATACGGCAGAACAACGGGCTTGCAAGATCACACTATGGCTATGGAGTTTGCAAAAACATTATCAAAATACATTACTGCTTACATCAAGTCTAAGAGAGGCGCTCCCGGTCAACAGTCGTTTGACTTTGGCGCAGAATACAAAGAAGTTGATCCTACAAAGATACTTGCAGACGACACAGACTTTGTTGTGTTTCCTCGCGTTAAGTATTATGGCGGATTAGGAGATACGCAAAGCAGAGAAAGGTATCCAGACATCAGCATTGACTGGCTGTATCGTATGCGCGTTGGACCTCAGTCGCATCCCGAAGAAACGGAGATCATCGCTGATATTGCCCAGTTCTTAAATGAAAGCCCACAACTTGTTAAAGCAGCAGCAAACCACACTATCGGCAGGTTTGTTAATGACTTCAATGAAAACATTGAGCGTAAAAGAGAAACGGTAATGGGCAACCAACAGATCCAAGACTCTATTAACAAAATCAAGGAAACTTACGGACGACAAGCAGACGAATCCAGTGACGAGTCCAGCCAGAATGAGGTTGCTAGAAAGATATATGCTATCGTAAGTTGGTTTGAGCAAAACTATGCAGATATGTCCGAAGCCCAAAGATATGTTATGGTAACCAAGTTTTTAATTCCAATGGTGAGAAACAGCTTCCGCTCTTATTCGGAGATGGGAGCGATCGATAGAAACACAGGTGCTCCTGTTATGTTTGATGAACTTGCGGCTAGACAAGTAGAGAAGATGGGTGGTCAGCCAGTTAAGATGAAGACATACAACGAAAGCGTTGAAGATCAGATAAGCAGAATAGACAAACTATTGAATGAAGCAGATCCTTCTTATGATTTGCGAGTGTACAAAGTCAGGATGGACATTGCTCTTCAAAAAGACATCGGCGGTGAAGTAAAAGATACCTTGACCGAGATCAGAGGTATCGAAGGAGTTACAACCGTCCGCTTAATTGGCGATACAGAGAAGGTAGCAAACTCCACAGTTGGAACTATTGAAATTAAGTTTGAATTAAATGGCCCAATAAGCAGAGAAAGATACAACAAAAGAATTCTTGTGCCCGGTCTGATGAAGATACGAGGCATGAAGATATTACGAATGGGCAACATAGAAGCAGTCGAAGGCGCCGCACTACGAGAAGCCCTTAGTATGCCTTTCGGTGGAGCAGTCGCAGGCTTGGGAAGTGTCCGCTACGGCACGGGTCCAGTCAGAACTCCAAGGCTCTCTATTCAGCAAACAGCAGACGAGTGGGCAAATGATGGTATAATGGGATACGACCGCCCAATGGCTAACGCAGACATGCAATACCATGTGATGGTTGATACAGAAGAACTGCTTCCCTACATGTCGAGAGTATACAGAAATCCAAAGGACGCATTTGATGCAGACTACCAACACTTTATTAAGAATGGACCCGATGGTGCTGTTTATGTTGCAGTTGGTAAGAATGGAAGAATTAAGATCACAGGCAACGAGGATATTGTTTGGTTCGCTAAAAAGTCAGGCTTAGAGCAAGTACCTGTATTTTTCAGTTTCCAGTTACAGGTTTGATATGTTGTATAAGCGTATGAAAATTGCAGCAAGACTTATAGTGGTATTCCTGCTGGGTATGATAGTTTCCACGTCACTTGTTTATTCACATTTAAGCATAAATAGAGTGCCCACTGCTCGTGAGTTTAAGCAATTGGACTCGCTTACTAATGCATATCCTGTGGCGAGCAAAACAGCCATTAAGAGATCCATCAGGAGTTCCGTAAGGATAATAGCACTCGATGTAGATAGCGGTAGAGTTTCTGTTTCCTCTGGGACATACTTTAAGCATGATGATCTCTTCTATGTTCTAACCGTTAAGCACGGCATTGATCATTTAGAATGTGATTTTATAAAAATAGAAGCAGATGGCTCACTTTATTCTTGTGACCAGATCATTTCTTATGATGTTCATACCGACTATGTTTTAATGTCGGTCCAAGAGATCGTAGAGAGAAAAGCAATAAACTTTCCCAAAGACTTTGTTTCAAAGTTTCGCGAGTGGAAGCAAACAGTTTCCCCATTAGAGCCTTTAATATACACAGGGTTTCCAAACACTATTGGACCTGTGACCCTTAGCGGTAGGGTTATGGGGATGTCGCCAGATGAATATGTATACTTCAATTCATATGCTTGGTCCGGTTCAAGCGGCTCGGGAGTATTTAATTCAAAAGGAAAATTTATGGGGTACATAGTCGCAATTGATGTAGGCAGGACCGAACACGGCATGGATGTTTTAGAAAACGTAATACTTGTGGTTCCGCATTATAGAGTAGACTGGTCCGTATTACTGAATAAAGGAAAATAAACATGTCCGAAAAAGAAGATTGTCGGTACACAAATATGCTGAATAGGCTTAAAGTATTGGACGAACAAATTTGCAAGATGCAAGACACGTTAAAGGTTGTGAGAGAACTGATGCGTAAAGACTTTGAAGAAAAGATAGTCAAAGAAGATAAAGGTGAAACATCACCCGATCAAATAAGAATGGCTTCACTAGAAATAATGAGCGAAGACAGAGCAAAGGAAGACAAATGAGTGACCCAATAGAAAACACAGAACAAAGTGCTAGTACAGAAGCGGAAGATCTAAAGCCGAAAAAACCCAGCAACCGAGCACCACAAGGCATCAGAACCTTCACTGCTTGTCGTCAAAATGACGAGACAGGCATCTCTGGCGAGGGTGTTGTTATCGAAGGCGCAACATTCGCCACAGGGCACACAGTGATCCACTGGCTTACCCCTGCGCCTCGTGGTTCTATTGCTTTCTTTGATGCATTTGATGACTTTATTAAGATCCACGTGACCAGTCATCCAACAAACAATACAATAATTACTTACGAAGACGGTGAGCAAGTACTATATAGACAAGACGGCACCGTCGATAGAAAAGTAACAGAGGAAGAAAAATGAGTTTCAAATTTTCAGTACCATCAATACCCGCCAACTGGTGTGATGAAGGTGGTTTATATTATAGAACATATTCAACTTACACCGGAGGAAGCAGCAGCCCAGACCCATCGGGTTTAACCAGCGGCTCGCTAGCATCTACGAGCGGTTCTATGACGGAGGTCAGTGCTTCTTCACTTGACGCTTCAACCACCAGAGTGTGGCGAGGATACTTTAACCCTGATGCAACTTCAAGCACTTGGGAGTTCCGTGTTACATCTGGCGATGGTGCATACCTTTGGCTCGATTCAAACGCAGAGGATGCGGTTGCTTCTTTGAACACGGCAAACGCAATTGTCGATAACAGCGGAGTCCACGGTTCACAAACTGCAACCTCCACAACTTTATCTCTTGACTCGCAATATCACTATGCCCTCACTTTGATCGCAGGTAATGATACAGGCGACGGCGAAGTCACGCTTGAATGGCGTCGTGATGGCGGCGCTTGGGCTTCTGACGGCACTAGCCGACTTTGCCACGATACAAGATACGTTGATGGCTTTGGCGCGGACGCTTACACTGGCTCAGCCGGTGGAGGTTCCCCTGCCGCAGCCACTGCTAGTTACTGGGCTGTTGTTTATGATGCCGGACCCGGCGATGTTAGTTACGCATCAAACAGCGACAGAACATCGTGGACATCATACGACAGAGTTGGTGGTAACGGTAATGCACAAGCTATGGCTTATGGAAAAGACAGCAGCGGAAACGGCATCTTCATCTCCTCCAACGGTTCCAGCACCGGAGAACTTACTGTTAGCACGGACAACATTACTGATGGATCACAGTGGACAAAGATCAACTTTGCCGGCACTTACACAGGCGGCAACAAGTTCAACGCAATTGCTTGGGGCAATGATTCAAGCAACTCTACCTCCGGCGTATGGCTCGTCGGCAATGTGGTTGGCGACTTGTGGCGAAGCACAAACGGCGGAACGTCATATACCGAGATCAGCTTACCAAGCCAAACTACTAGCATTATCTATTCAATTGCTGCAAATGGAAGCGGCAAGTTTGTGACCGCACAAGACAACAGGTTACTTGTAAGCACAGACGACGGCGCTTCGTTCACAGCTTCGACACCTTTCACTGCTGATGAGATCAATGGAGTTGCATTTACTAACTCTACTTGGATCGTGACTTACACCAAGAGCAACGAAAGCAACCTATTCCTTAGAACAGCGGCTGACTCTGACCTCACAACGTGGAGTAGCGAGGTTGATCTTGGGATCGCCAAGCCAGCCACTCGTGATGACGGTGATGATGTTTGGGAACGCGCCAACATTGCCGCCGCTAGTGGTAGAGCCGTGGTTGTAGCCAACAAGGGTTCAGCCGTCGCAATACTTGATGTTAATGGAACTTCCACAAGCAACTTGTCTAACCCATCATTTGCAGGCAGCGGTATTCGCGACATCACAACTGATGGAAACACTTGGATGATCGTTGGAGCAGGTGGAGACATCTACGAGAGCACCAACAATGGAGGCTCTTGGTCACAAACAGTTGATGATATTCTTACAGGCACCGGGTACGCCGGAACAAACATTCAAGCTGTTGCAGCAAGCATGTACTTACCACTATAACAAGGATAAAAGATGGCTTATAAATACTCAAAAGGCGATAGAAAGTTTAATGATATAACTGCTGAAAACGATATTGACGGCAACACCAAGATAGACTTTGACGAAGACTATATCGCGATGCAAGCAGGAGGCAGCAGCACTCTTGTGGTATCGGGCTCAAAGGTTGGCGTCGGAACAACAGCCCCAACTGAGGTGCTTACAATAAATGGTGCCGAAGGACAGGGCGATGAGACATTTATTAAGTTTACCGAAGATGGTGGTGACCGCGCACTGATCGGAATTAATTCATCAAACAACATTCTAATTGAAAACTTGTATTCAAATAAACATATCGTCTTCAAGGCTAGCGATGCTGGTGTATCACGCGAAGGTTTGCGTTTAGATGGCGCCGTTCCAGAAGTTGTTGTTAACCAAACATCAGACTCGCTAGTCAATTTCCGAGTTGAGTCAGACAAGAACACACATATGCTTTATGTTGATGGTGCTAATGATCGTGTTGCTATCAACACGAGCACACCTAACAGCGGCTTCCACGTTAACACATCAGTAGCGTTCGCAGGCAAGGCAATCACACAAAATTATACTGCTACCGCCAGTGATCATATGATTTTTGTAAACGCGGGACAAAGCAGCATTACTCTCAGTCTTCCAACAGCGGTAGGAATTGCCGGTCGTCAATATATTATTAAAAGAGTTGATGGTAACGGACAAAACCAAGTTACTGTAGATCCCAATGGCTCACAAACAATTGAGGGCGCAGTCACAAAAAGCATCGAGAACCAAAACTCTATTGTTATTGTCTCCGACAACAGCAACTGGTGGATTGTATCAGAATTTATAACTCCTCCATAGAAACCTATTTGAAAGAAGCGCACTAATTAGTATATGAACGGAACTAACTGGCGAGACTTCGTAGACTCTATTCACGAACTTGAAGCCTATCAAAAGAAAGTCCGCAAGGGCTATGTGAAAGATAGAAACCAATACACTCAAACTGGCCCGCAGAAGAGTGGCGGCGCTCCTTTCGATCAAGACCCACCAAAGACACGCTCCAAGTCAGCCCCACCGGGTTTCGGAGGAGCACTTGAAGAAGAGGTAGAGCCAGAGTCATTTGATACTCACGATACTTTGGAGCCGCACATTTGGGAAGGCGAAGAAATAAAGCCACAGATACGTAAAAAACTATTAAAGATCGCAAAAGACTTTATTAATGGTCTTCCTGTTCCGGTCAAGATCAAAGACGTGACGCTCACAGGCTCGCTTGCAAACTATAACTGGTCGAACTATTCAGATGTCGATCTGCACATCATTGTAGACTTCTTAGATATAGACGAGAACTTTGAATTAGTCAAGTCATTCTTCGACAACGCTCGCATGAAATGGAACAACGAGCACGACATAAAGATGAAAGGTTACGACGTTGAGATATACGTCGAAAATGAAGGCGAATCACACAAGTCATCAGGTCTTTTCTCGTTGTTAAACAATGACTGGATCAAAAGACCAAAGAAATATCGCAACAACATAGACTTCACATCTGCTCGCCGCAAAGCAGAGGACATCGAGTTCCAAGTAAATATAATATCTAACTTGATCACAGCACGCAAGTACAAACTTGCTATGAAAAACATAGACCGCATAAAGAAGAAAATAAAGAATATGCGTCGTGCTGGTTTGGAGAGCCCACTACAAGAGTTCTCTGTTGAAAACATTGCATTCAAAATTCTTCGCAGAAATGATACATTAGGCTTCTTAAATGACTTAAAGAAAAGAGCATATGATGATATGATGTCCGTGAAAGAGGAAACGAATGGAATTTACCGAGATAGATGAGCAAGCAAAAGTTTTTCCGGGTGAGTATTTGCTGTACTCTCCGCAGAATAGAATAGTGGTCTGCGGCGCTTTCAACAGAGACGCAAACTTTATACGTGCTTTTGGAAATGGTAAATACATTGAAGACAACATCGCAAACTTCAAAAAGATACAAATGAATAACCAAGAAAAGAAGCGCGCTCGCAAGATAAAGAGATGCGGCAGTTGCAAGGGGTCAAGATGAGATCCCCAGTTATGATTGGTCCATTCTTGAGTGCTTCTATGGCGATAGAGCAAATGGCTTCCAACCTTTACTTTACTCATTTGTTATCCGAGGCAGTAGAGCAACAAAGAAAATGTGAGTTTGAGTTAAAACTTGCAAAGGCTACCGGAGACGAAGAACTAATTAAACAATGCGAGATGGATCTTGCAATTGTCGAGAGAGCATATCAGATAACGGCTATGCTTGAACTTGATGAGTCGGTTGAGTAGGCAGCAAGATGACCAATATAAATATATACTGTTTGTTTGACTCTGACGGCGCTTTGCACGGCGTTTACTCGTCCATCAAGGCGGTGCATAGGGATGCCCTCAAAATATGCAACAAAGGCATTAGCGGCGTGTATATGAGAACTGACGAAGGAATGTCCAAGCCGACGATAACATTGTTGAGAAACATAATGAAAGGCGAACTTGATGTAAAGGTAAACTACTATTCCGAGAATGTAAAAGTAACAATTTTGAAAACTGGGCTGAAAGAGTAGTAACGAACCATATATACTATGTGGCTCTCAAAGTTGGTAATTTAATAAAGTGGATAACGTCCCACAAGTCTTATGAGGCAAACGGGGATGTATTAGTTGGTTTGGAGCCTATATATAAATACGGAGTAGTTGTGAAAAGATCAGAGATATCACCAACTCATTTTGTGGTTGCGGCTTGTGATGACGCAAGGTGGTATATATTAGATACGCGCTACGACTCTATAGAAATTATAAGTGGAGGGTCAGAGAATGGCTAATATATTTTTCGCTGGTGAGAAAAGCACAAAAGAAGCAGCAGTCAAGTCAGTCACAGAGATGGTTGAGAGTTATTGCGAATGTGTGATGGACGCCAAAGTTGTATCAGATGATGGCGGTCACATCCTGCAAGTGATGGTGGAAGTCTCCGATCCCTCTGTTCCGATCTTAGAGCAGAAGCCTGACTTTCCTTTGTTGGAGATCATCCCAAAGTGGGAAGGCTGGAGAGCAGTTGTAATTAAAGTTCCAGTGGGCTACATCAATACAATAGTTAACGCGAGAGTCTATGAATAGCACGTCCACCAATTTTGCTTTGGGAGTAGGTGATCTCGTTTGCATGTATCGCCGCCGTTCAAAGGGGATGGGCATTATTCTGCGATATTGCGGCGACATTGGCGAGTGTATGAATGAAGACGCTGAAACGGTTATGGAAGTGTATCGTGACTTCGCAATAAAAGACTGGCGACGAAGAGACGAGTTCAAGACACAGATATGCCAAAAGTCCTGTGACTCCGATCTCGTGTTTGACTTTTTTCTTTACAACACGGCGTTTCAAGGCAAACTAAAAACCTCGTTTGCTTACGTGAAGTGGCTCAAACGCCCATCGAATCACACGGCAGACGTGATGTATTCACAGTGTGGCTGGTTCCCTTCCGAATGGTTAAAAAGTTACTGACATTTCCCTTACAAAAAATAGTTGCACTCCAACGCAAGAGTTGCTATATTTAATGAGTAAGGAGAAAGAAATGTCCGACAACATCGCCCAACGTATCGAAGCCTCACTTTCACTTTCAGTATGCAACGGCTGGGATCGTGGCTTCTTGGAGTCCGTGATGAGCCAAGTGTCTCGCGGTCGCAAACTCTCTGTTCGCCAAAAGGAAATGTTGGAGCAGGTGTTGAGTCGTAACACCCAAGAGCAACAAAAGGTTCACGAGGGCTGGGCACAAACTTATCAAGACCAGTACTCAGACAGCGGTCGTATCCTTGCTACCTACTATTCGCGCACATCATACTATCGTGATATGTCTGCCTGTATTCTTAACGGCGAAGTGCCTGAGCGCAAGTCTTTCCTGCGTATGTTCGAGAACAAGTATGCACAAAAGGTATTGTCCGAGCACGCAGCAACTCCAAAGTTTGAGAGGGGCGCTCTTGTTACGGCACGCTCTAACTTTGATAATGCAACGGCGGACTTTGGCGATACTCCCCACAACCGGCTTCAATACCCTACACGTCGCTCGGTCCTTACAAACTTCCGTCAGCGTGGTGCGTTTATCCTTGATGTTGATGATAACATCTACTCGTCAGCAAAGGGAGCCAAGCGTTACAAGGTTCTTCCCATTGGTTCCGTTCATCCGTTCTTTGTTGAAGAGCGGCACATCAAAATCAAAAGAAAGTAAGACAGGGACACTACTTACTATGTGGTCAAGAAAGAACAAGAATTCAAAGTTGGTGATCTGGTTGTCGGAGCGTATGACTTCTTGGACTACCTTTACTACAAATCAATATATCCAGATGAAGTACCCGATCCTCCCACGTATGTTGGCGTCGTCACCAGCGTTAATTATCAGCCCTATTATTTCGGAGAGTGGATCTATGCTGTCTTGTGTACCGATGGCATCACCAGATATTTTCTCATTGATGAGATCGCAAAGTTATAAAAACCCTTGACAACTAAAACAG